AAAGCGTTCTACAAGGTGCTGGACCGCTTCCCCGTCCGCTGGGGCCTGACCGGATCGTTCACCTCGAACGGTCTGGAGGACGTCTTCGGCCAGTGCAAGGTAGTGGACGAGAAGCTGTTGGGCCGCGCCAAGGGCGCGTTCCTTCAGCAATACTTCGTCTGCATCAACCGCGAGTTTGGTGATTGGCAGCCGCGACGCGGTGCCCTCGAACAGGTCATGACCCGCATCCGCCCGGCGACATTCGTGCTGGAACCTGGCGTCTACAAGGACAAGCTGCCGCCCTGCCACGTCGTCGAGATGCGCTGCGATATGGATCGTACGGCGTACGAAAAGATGAAACGCGACTTTGTGGCCGAGGTGGGCACCCGCGAGATCACCGCCCTGTCGGCCGCCGCCGTGACGAGCAAGCTGCAACAGATGGCGGGCGGCTGGGTCTACGACAGCAGCACGGTCGCGTCCGACCAGCCGGGCAAGTTCACGGTGTCCAAGACGCCGGTCTGGTTCTCCAGCCACCGCTTCGACATGCTGGACGAGATCTTGGAAGGCAACCAGCAGGACAACACGCTGATCGTCTACAATTTCGTCGAGGAACTGGCGCAGTTGAAGACCCGCTACCCGCACCTGTGGACGCTGGACGACGGGCGCGAAACTATCCCTAAATGGAACGAAGGTAAGATACGGCTTTTGGCCATCCACCCTAAGAGCGCACAATTTGGCTTGAACTTGCAATACGGAGGATGTAAGATGATCTTCCTGACGTTGCCTTGGAGTTTTACCGATTACGAGCAAGTGATCGGCCGGCTGCACCGTAGCGGTCAGACGCGCGATGTCTGGGTCTATCTATTGATTACAAACAACACGATAGACGACAAAATTTTAACCGCGCTTCGTGACAAACGCGCGTTGTCCGAGGTTGCCATGGATGAGTTGCGATGCACGATTTGATAGGTAGAACTTTTGGTAGACTGACAGTCACAGGCATAGTCAAAGGCAAACGTCAATCCGAATGCGCTTGCACATGCGAATGCGGCAAGACGCGTGTTGTGCCGCCATATAAACTCAAGAACGGGCATGCGCAGTCATGCGGGTGTATTCAAAGGGAAAACCTAGCTAATCGTCAACGTAAGCACGGACGGTATTACGAACCAGAGTACCGCGTTTGGTCCAACATGCACAAACGTTGTTCTGACCCGCGTTTTGCACCGTGGTATGGGCACGTCCGAATTTGCGACGCTTGGCGCAATTACGATGCGTTTTTAGTTGACGTAGGACGCAAACCGTCGCCTGAAGCCTCTTTTGACCGCATAGACGGAAAAGGTCATTACGAGCCGGGCAACGTACGTTGGACTTCGCGCACCGTACAGTCGCGGAACACTAAACTGCACAGCACTAGTTCAACAGGCGAACGCGGCGTATCTTGGTCAAAAGCCAAAGATAAATGGCGCGCCGCCATATACGCCGACAATAAACAAAAACACTTAGGGTACTACACGCTGTTTGCAGACGCCGTTGCTGCGCGGAAACGCGGTGAGCAACTCTACTGGAAGGATACGAAATGAACTGGTTTCAACTTAACGCCGTGCTGCCGTTGAAGGACGAAAGCCAAATACGGGCAATGCTGGATGAAGAGGTCAAGGTCCACAAGCGGCCCACCTTCGTCGTCCGCATCCACCAGCGCTACACCATGCTGCGGGCGCAGCGGGAGCGTCAGGAACTGTTGGAGAGGATCAAGCAATGAACTCGTTTTTTCTGTACCTGTTTTACGTGGCCGGGGTCGGTTTTATTTTGGGGATGCTGGCCGGATGGGCGCTGTTATGAACATTCCCCGCCGCTGCGCTGGAGGCGCGGGATGAGTGACATTGTGGAGAGGCTGCGGGATGCCGACACAACGCGCCGCATCGGGGAAAGCTACGCCGACACGCATGAACGCCGTCAACGTGACCGTAACGAAGCCGCCGCCGAGATCGAACGTCTGCGAGCAGTCATGAAGACCGCCATCCGCCAGTTTGAGGACGGCAACCGCCTTGAATGCCACCGCACGCTTTGCACGGTACTCTACGGAAAGCAGCACTAGAGGAACGCACATGAACCGCGCCGCGCTGATCGAGGCCGCCATCCAGCACGTCAAGACTATGGGGCCAAACTCTTACGAGGAGTGGGTCGGGCTGATCATCGACTTCACTTGCAGCGCTTGCGGAACGGGTCCCACTCGCCACCTCGGCGAACGCAGTCCTGATACGCCTTCTCTTCTTCCGCTGTCATGCGTTTGGCCAGATGAGGAAGAAGGCTCTTGAACACGGCGACGCCCAGACCAACCCAGAAGGTCGGCCGCTGCGCCACCAGATAGCCGCCAGCGCCGACGCCGACCAGCAGCGCGGCGATAGCGGCAATCTCCAGCCAGGTCATGCCTTGGGCTGGTTCGGGACCATGTAGGTGACGACGGCGGTCAGGACCGCGCCAAGAATGACCGACACGCTGTCGATCAGGCTGGGCGTCACCCAGCCGGTCGAGATGCCAAACAGGCCGATAAGGGCTACAAGGCTGGTGATGAAGGCAGCTACGGCCTTATGTGCAGTCATGTTATTCACTCCGGGGTTAAAAACAGTTTGCGTTCAGCCTCACGGCGGCGGGTCAGCCCCGCCAACGCGCGGCCATGAACCTTGTTCCACAACAGGAACGCCTCGGCGGCGCCCTTGACGTCGCCCGCGTTCAGGCGCCGCACAACCGACGAGCCTGCAAAGTTGCCGGGGCCGATGTTGTAGCAGAGGCTGACCATTGCGGAGAACTGGTTGGGCGTCGGCTTGACGGTGACGGCCTTATCGACCGCCTGCTCGTACTTGCCCAAGTCGCGGGCCAATATCTTCTCGGCCTCGGCGGCCGTGATCTTCATGCCCGCCTTGACAACGGGGGCACCGGCTGCCGACGTGTGGCCGTAACCGATGGTGTCTACGCCCGCGCTGCACTTGTATGCTTTCAGGCGAAGACCCTCAAAGCTCTTGATCAAGTCCAGACCTGCGGCGTTGACTTTCACGACTTGTCGGCCTTCTCGTTGACGCGGTCGAAGAGACTGTTCAGCGTGCGGTCCACTTGGGCGAAGCCGGTACGGATGTCGTTCTTGATGTCCGCAACGGCCGACTTGAAGTCATCCTTCTGGACGTAGTTCAGCGGAATCTTCCGCACGTCTTCGTCCAAACGGTCCAGACTGTGATAGACCCTGCTCAAGACCCACCCTCCCGTAACACTGACAGCCCCTATTGCGAGGTTGAAAAGCACCTGGTAGTCCACGTCCTCACCTCGACATCCGGTTCTGGTTTTCTTGATTAGCGAAGGCAGAGCCTGAGATAACCGGAGGAACATACGTGCTGCCCATACGGCCAATGTTACGCATGTAATTTTCGGCCGTTGTGCCAGGCGGCAAACCGCGCAGCATGTTTTGCGTCAGATCAGCGGCGCGGGACATCGCCATGCGATTTGCCGCCGCTTGCGCGGCCGCAGAACCTGCGGCTATACCACTTACAACGCCGGCCGCCGTAGGGCTTTGTAACGCCGCCGCGCCACCGGCTGGCACCGCGTACCCAAGAATTTGCTTCCAGTTTGTTCCTGGCGACGCGCGGCCAAGAAACGCCAATACGTTTTCAGTTGGTGTGCCAGATTGAATGCTTTTAATTACCTCGCGTTCTTCCGGCGTAAACTTGGCCATCAGCCGTTTATCAGCAACGATAGGTTCCAAGCGCGACCTAAGAACGTCAATTGCCGGGCGTTTGCCGCTTTTAAGTTCTACGTCAGAAAGAACTTTCTCAAGAATTTCGCCTTTGCGCGCGTTACTCCATTGCGCGCGAGCGTCAGTAACAGCTTTGGCCGCTGCTTGCGCGTTGCCCGCCGTAACTTGAGCGGGCGTTGCGTTGGCGATAAAATTATCTAGTTCATCTTGAACTTTAGAAGCAATCCGCGCCGCTGTGGGGCTTACGATTTTGCCGGTGTTGGGGTCTTTCCCTACTTCCCCTAATTTACCCCGCAAAACTTCCAGTTGCTGAAATGACAGTTCGCTCTGCGGACGTTTGCGAAGATCACGAATGACGCGCAAAACGGCGTTGGCGTCTCGGCTACTAATGGATGCC